TTATGTGAAATTTCCTTGAACTTCATTTATAATCGCTTCGGCAGAGAACCACCATTTATCACCAGTAATATCATGCAAAAGTGCTGATAGATTTCGGTTGATCCTTAGTTCGTAAAAATCTTCCGGTGAAAAGCAACCTTCATCACTCGGTAGCAGAACATCGTGGTTTTCTTTTACTTTTATATAGGTTTTTAGAGCGCCTTTGATGTCTTCAAGGACAGCCTGACTATCATAAATTGATTTAAGCAAATCATCTTTTTCGCTTTCATTGCAGGTATCCGAATTGAATATTTGATAATGGAGCCCGGATGCAATGACAGCGTAGTTAAAGTACAACATGTTCATTAGGAGATTGCGAAAATTTCTTTCTAAAAGAAACGTGTTTAATGCATCCGAAGCGTGAAAAGAATCTTGCAAAACAGAGATAGCGTCCTCGGATAGTCCGGTTATTTCGCATGCCTTTTGAATATCAACATCCGGAGTTTTTAGTGCTGCAAGCCCTAAAAGATAATCTGCGCTTACTCCGAAGTACTTTGACAACTTAGCAAGATTTTCAATGCTTGCTGTTTTGTTGTCTGACATCCATTCGGATAAGACGCCGCTTGATACGCCTATCTGTCTACTGATCTCGTCATGGCTCAGACCTTCACTCTTTTTTATTTGAACCAAGTCTGATAATCGGTCTGCAAATGCCTTTGTTGTTGGTGTTGAAACTCGTGGCGGTCTTGCCATATCTATGTTCCTCTTTTCTGCGAAGATATTTTGTAAAATCCTCTCTAAAATAAATTAGAGTGAAATATCGTTTTTATGAAACACCTGCGCTATAATACGAATATCAGAGAAGAAAAATATTTAATTCTTCACAGATATGTTACCTCTTGTAAGGGAAAAAGTCAAGGGTAAAGGAGGAAAAGAGAATGAAAATGAATTGCGATATCAGAGCTGCGATGGCAAGAAGCGATTTACGGCAGTACCAAATTGCAGCAGCTCTCGGGATTTCGGAATCGAGGTACTCTTCTAAGTTGCGCAAAGAGCTACCGGATGAGGAAAAGTCTAAGATTTTTGAGGTTATCGAACAACTGTCACGGGAGGCGATTTGATGGAATCTTTGGCATATACACCGACGGCATTGGCTGCAGCAATGGGGGTTAGTAGACCGACAGTCTATCGGTGGATGCGTTTGCCGGGCTTCCCCGTTGTTCGGCTTGGTAACTGTGTAAGGATTCCAGCAAAGGCTTTTGAAAAATGGCTTGAAGATCAAATGGAGACAAACTGATGGCCGGAGGGAAACAACCGGGAGTGATGCTCTATTTCACTTTGCGACCGGGGCTAAAAGCCCTGTCTCTTGAAGAAAAGGGGATGCTTTTGGATGCGATTTTCAGCTATGGTGAAGACGGGATAGAACCGGCTTTTAATAGCCCTGCTCTGGCCATTACATGGGGGTTTGTTCAACCTCTTTTGGACGCAGATAAACAGAGATATCAAGATCGCTGCAAAAATGCCCAAAAGGCGATAGAAGCAAGATGGAATCGTGTTCGAGAGAATACGGACGTATACGAACGTATACCTTTGAACGAAGCGTATACGAATCATACCAATTCAATACATTTCAATTCAAATCATTCTCTCGTTCCGCCTCCCGCCGGAACGAAGAAACCGAAGCAGGTTTTTGAGCACGACTCGCTTCCATACCGCGCTGCGCGCTGGCTCGCGGATCAGATCGAAGAACGCTTGCCAAACTGCACGGCGCATTCAGAAGCGACCTTGCAAAGCTGGGCGGCAGACTTCGACAAATGTAACCGACTGGACAAGCACGACTGGGAAAGCATCAACGAAGTCTTGCAGTTTTCGCAGTTCGATTCATTCTGGCAGAGCAACATCTTGTCGGGAGGCAAGTTTAGGAAGCAGTTTACGCAACTCTTGGCGAAGATGGGGGGCGATACGTGATGCAGGATACCTCGGCTCTTGAATACTCGCTGACTGCAACGGTTTGTCTTGAACCCAAACGGGTCTTACAACTTCGGCAGATCGTAAACATCGAGGACTTCTCCATTTCCGCCTGCACTATGGTCTTTGACGCTGCTGATAGCGCAGTATCACGCGGCAAGGCGTTTGATGTAAACATTGCCGCCGATGGTCTCCGGGGTCTTGTGGACAATCCCAGGCAGTTTCTTGCCGACTGTATTGATTTGACACCCACACTTGCAAACGCGGAGGAATATGCCCGCTTGCTACATAAGCACGCAGCGGAAAAGCGGTTACGCGATGGGGTGCTTGCGGCGCTCGATGAAGAGAATCCAGCGACAGCGATCGCCGAACTCTGCAAGGCGTATCTCCTTGACAACACAGGTGGACGGCTGAAAAGCGTCTCGCAGGCCCTCACAGAGACACTGCGGAGCCTTTCAGCGCAGGAACAGTCTCGTATCGATACAGGGTTCCCGATACTGGACAGCATTCTGAAAGGGTTTGAGGGTGGACAGCTCATCATCGTCGGTGCTCGTCCAGGTGTCGGCAAGTCCGCTTTTCTGCTCGACCTTGCAGAAAGCGCGGCCCGAGCTGGAAACGAGACGCTTTTCGTCTCGCTGGAAATGGGTGCTTCCGAGCTGACCGAGCGCTTGCTTGCGCGCCGCAGTATGGCGACAATGGACGAGCTGATCGACCGAGATTTGAATGACGAGCTGTGGGGGGATGTCGCGGCGGCATCTAACCGCCTTGAACGGCTTCCTCTTCATTTTTGGGACGAGCCCGCAGCAACAGCGAGTAAAATTCGAGGTGCAGCGGCGACCATTCAAAACCTGCGGTTGATCGTCATCGACTATCTCGGTCTGATGCAGGCTGACCGCCGTGCAGACAGCCGAAATCTTGAACTTGGACAGATCAGCCGCGACTTGAAAAACCTTGCGTCTGAGCTACAGATTCCCATCATTGCGGCGGCACAGCTTAACCGTGGTGTTAATGACACTGACCGCCCAACACTGCTTTCCCTGCGAGATTCGGGGGAGTTGGAGCAAAACGGCTCGAAGGTGCTGTTTCTCTGGCGCATTGACGATTCTGGTACAATCGGGGTTTCTGTTGCCAAAAACCGCCGCGGGCGGCAGGGTGTTGTGCAGATGAGCTTTGACGGTGCGCATCAAAAGTTTACTGAGCTTTCGGAGCCGTACCGTGAGCCAGAGAAAAAACGCCGAGGGGGGTTTTTGGAGAGTGGCACATGAATATCGGAGGAGAGAAGAAAGAAAAGATGGTCAAAATTCAAATTTTATGGCGGAGGATTTATGACTATCTTGGAAGCGTACAGCATTCTAAAATCAACCAAGCCCGCGCGCTGTGAGCGTGACCGCTACCGTCAGCGTGATGAACTGCAACGCCTGCTTATCCCGCACCTGCCCGTCGATGACCGTGATAAATTCGAACGGGCGCTAAACAATCATTTCAGACTTTAATACTGAGAAAGGACAAGAACCATGAACGAAGACAAGATCATCCAGATCATCCCTGCCCCTGCAAATATGCTTTACGCATTCGAGGACGGCAAGACGTACCCTGTCGCCTGCCTCGCGCTCGTCGAGCTGAGTAACGGCGACCGTGAAGTCCACGCGATGGCCACGATCAATAGCGGCCCCATCGAGGATGTGAGCGATAGCGGCGCGGTTCTCATACACGTATGAAAAAAGCCCTCCCCAAATCGGGGAGGACCGCTCTTGTGGTGAGTTCGAATTGTCAATTCTGATTTTACCACAGGAGGAGCGGATATGCAAGCGAAAGCACTTGACACACAGGATAAGCGAACAAGCGAAATTGCAGCAGCGGTGCAGTCGGGCGATGCGGGCATTCTGAGCCTTTGGGCGGCGGTTGAACGCTTCGCGTGGCAGCAGGCCTTGAGGTGGACGCGGGCAATGGAAGGTCGCGCAGGTGTCGAGGAAAGCGATCTTCTGCAAGTGGCCTTTATCGCCCTCATGGACACGCTGCCGACATGGGATGCGGATAAAGGAGAATTTCTTACGCTGTACGGCATCAAGCTCAGGGCGGCGTTTACAGAGGCTTGCGGGCAGAGAACTCAGCGGGCGCGATGTGACCCCATCAACAGTGTTTGCCGGTCGATGGACGAGCCGATAGGCGACGAGGACAGCGACCTGACGCTTGGTGACACAATCTCAGATGAAGTAGCAGAAGAGGCCTTTGAGGACGTCGAACAGCGGGACTTTCAACAGGCTGTGCAAGCGGCACTTGCACAACTAACAGATGCGCAGCGCGACGCGATCATCAGTGAGTTTTGGCTTGGTCAAAAGCCTGATGCAAAGGCGCGGCGGGAAGCAATACGAGCCCTGCGGCACCCGCGTATCCGCAAACCGCTGATGGAGTATTACTAATAAAAAACACTGAAACGTCAGATAAAGCAGAGCCGGAAAGGGGGCTTTTCAAACTTTGGCAAAGAAAATTCGAGACGAGACCATTATTGACGCGCTTTTGATCTCCGCGACGGTGCGGAGCGCGGCGGCAAAGCTCGAGATCAATGAGCAGACGATCTATCGCCGAAAACGCGACCCTGAGTTTATGCAGAAGTATAACGAGGCACGGCGCGAGCGAACCGAAGCGGCGCGTAACGTGCTGCAGGAGCGGGCGCACGCCGCGGCGGATACGCTGGCAACGATCATGCAGGATGCAGACGCGCCCGCACAGACCCGCGTAAGCGCCGCAGCAGAGATTTTACGACAGACAGTGAAGTACACGGAGATCACAGACATCATGCAGCAGCTTGACGAGCTTGAAGCATGGCGAAGGGAGCAGGAACAGCGATGAAGAAAAATTTTGATATCCGTCTTGCGGCGTTGCGGGAATACCTTAGGTTGCTGTCAGCCGATGAGACGGTCTTCATCGTCGAGGGCGGCGGTGAGTTCCGCACGGCAGAAGATGCGTTTACGTATTTGCGTAAGTATGGCGCGGTGACGCCGGACGGCAAACGCATTGTGCTGTATCCCCATCCTGTCGAGGGCATAGACCCGTTGAGCTTGTCCCTCTATCAGATGCTTGACGAAGCCATTGAGCGCGGCAAGCTGGAATTGCCGGAATTGGAGAGTGACGAGATCGGAGGCAAAGCCCTTGAATAACAGCATTAAAGCCCGCATTGCCTCTTTACAGGCGATTGCAGCGCAGAAGCAAACGGGCGTAGCAATTATGACATTGCTTGAAAATGGCGCATGGGCGGCTTGTAGAGCGCCGCAAAGCCCCACAAAGGTGTTCCAGACGCAGGAGGCGGCACGAGATTATTTATCAGACAGCGAATGCGTTATCATTATCGACCTTTAAGAAAAACAGCGCAATAGCACATAAAAAAGAAAGGAAATTTATTATGGACTTTAAGGCCAACATTGAAACCCGCGAGAGCGTAGAAGCAAAGGCAAAGGCCGCTTTCGGCTTTGATTTGAGTAGCGCCCTTGACCTTGTAAAGCGCGGCGACTATGACAGCGACGAGGCGTATTTGGACGCTTGCACCCGCGCCGAGTTGGAGCGTAGCAGCCCTGAATACAGAGCCGCCAGAAGCCGCCTAAAAGTCGAATACCAGGCACGGCGAGAGGAACAGGAGCGCAAGGCACAGAGCGAAAACTATAAAGCAATCCGCAGCAGCGTGAGCCTTGACAGCGTAGACAAGCACAATATCGATGAAGAAGCCGCCGCACTTGCCCGCCGCGATCTTTCCGCAAATCGTATTGCCGCGTCCGATCTGGGCGCGACCATTGAGAAGTACGCGGCAGAGCTGACGGAAAAAGCAAAGGACAGTAAGGCCAGCAGCGCTCTTTTCAATGCTATGCTGCGCGGTCAACTGTAAGGAAAGGAGAACACACCATGAGCCAGTTTAACATTTACGCCCGAAAGCTCGATACAGTTTTCAAAGAAGCCCGCAGCGAATACAACACCGCTTTCCGCGCACTCCAAGAGGCGCAGCAGGCCAGCCGTGACGCTAACGCATGGAAGCCCGGAGACAGCGCCGAGGAAAAGCAGGTTAGAACAACCCGCGCAGCGCTAAAGCTGCATGACGCAGAAGCCACCTTTAACGAGGTGAGCGCCCGCGTTTGGGACAACTTCAAGGCCACGCGCCGCACGATCCGCGCCGAGCTGGAACAGGCAGTGCGCGCCGCCAATATTGCAAACCCCGACGCAATCGACAATAACGCCCTTGAGCTGATGAAAACCGGCGTTCTTTCCCCGGCTGATTACTCCGCGTTCATGGAGCGATTCGACAGCAACCCCACAATGCTAAAGTTAGTGGGTCACTACGCAGCCGAAGCCGCAAAGACTACGGACAGCCGCCGAGAGGCTGCAGCCCTTAACGCTATCGCTCTTGACTGCCAGAGCGGGGAGGGCGCAGTCATGCGGGCATGGGATAGCATTTCGGCAATTTCTGACAGTTGCGGCGACGGGGACGGCTACCGGCGCAAATCGCCCGGTGTAATTGTCAGCATGAGCGAAAAATGGGACGATCTCGCGGGCGAGGCCGTGGAGAACTTCTGATTTTCGATAAGCGGCAGAGATCAACATTCTGAATACAAAGCTTCCTGAAAACAAATTTAAGGAGAGATAAATATGGAACTTAGTTTTGCGAACGGTGTGCAGGAATACACCGTGCACGGCGTTAAGGGCGATGTGATCATTCGATTCAACCCGACTGACGGCGCATTTATCCAGCGTCTTTACAACGCGTTTGACACACTGGACAAGAAGCAGGATAAATACGCAGATGAGGTGCAGAAGTGCGGCGACCGCGTTGAGATTTTCAACATTGCCGACCGCCGCGACAAGGAGATGCGCGAGATCATCGACGGTCTTTTTGAAGAGCCGGTATGTGACAGCATCTTTGGCAGCATGAACCTTTATGCGATGGCGGACGGCCTGCATGTATGGACAAATTTCCTGCTTGCGCTGATGGATGAGACAGACAGCGCCTTTGCTCGTGAGCAGAAAGCCACGAATCCGCGCATTCAGAAGTACACGGCAAAGTATCGCCGATGAATTGGGGCTTGCCTACTTCCGTCGAGATCGGCGGAGAGAGTTATGAGATTCGCACGGACTTTCGCGTTATCCTCGATATCTTCGTAATGCTGAGTGATCCTGATTTGAGCGGCACTGACCGCGCAGAGGGCATCTTGCAGATGTTCTATGTCTCGCCTGAGGATATCCCGCCGCAGCATTTGCAGGAAGCTGTAGACCGTTTTACATGGTTCCAGAACGGCGGACAGGAGACGGACAAGAAGAAATCGCCGAAGCTGGTTGACTGGGAGCAGGACTATCCGTTGATCCTCCCGCCCATCAACCGGATATTCGGACGGGATATCCGCGAGATTCCTTATGATGCGGAGACCAACACCGGGGGCGTCCATTGGTGGACGTTCCTCGGTGCATATAACGATCTCGGTGACTGCACCTTTGCACAGGTCGTGCGCATCCGCGACAAAAAAGCACGAGGAAAGGCGCTCGAAAAGGACGAACGCGAATGGTACCGCCGCAACAGCGACCTCGTGAACATAAAAAATAAGCTCAGCCAGGAAGAAGAAACCACCATTTCGACCTGGTTGAAATTGGGAAAGGAGTGATTAAATGGCGAATGCTGACGGCAGTGTGATTTTCTCTTGTGATTTGGATTCGACCAAAGCACAAAAGAAACTGAGCAAGCTGCGTGACGAGATATCCGAACTGAACAGCAAGCTTGAAAAGGAAACGGGCAATAAGATGAACCTTGAAAAGCAGCTTGACGCCGCATCTCAGGCAGCGAAAGCTACTGAGGAACGCGTGAAGATGCTGCGAAAGGAAGTCGAACGGCTGAACGACCGCGAATGGATCCAAAAACAGGGTTTTACGCAGAACGAATATCAGGCCAAAGTGCTCGACCGCCGCGCCGCTGCGGAGGCGGAGCTCAAACAGCAGGAAGCGCTTTTGCACACGCAGACGAAGGAGGTCAAAACGCTTTCGGCTGCTTACGAAGAGACGACCGCCAACATCGACAGCATGACTGTAAAGCTCGACAAAGCAAAAGTCGCTGCCGGTGAGTTGATCGCTAATACGGAGCAGGAACGCAGGGAGCGCGAGGCGGAGAATTCCGCGCTTGCCAAAGCGGGCCAGTATGCCGCGCGTTTCAGAGATCAGGTCAAGAGTTTAGCGCGCTCTATGCTTGTATTCTCAGTCATCACGGCGGCGCTCATGGCGCTGCGCAAGCAGATCAAGGCGGCTATTGCGACCAGCGCAGAGGCATCCGACGCTTTTGCCCGCCTCAAAGGTGCGCTGCTGACGCTGGCCGCGCCTTTGATGGACGTACTCATTCCGGCGCTGACGTGGCTGATGAATCTGCTTGCGGCCATTGTGTCGGAGATCGTGACGATCATTTCGATTCTGAGCGGTAAGTCAAAGAAGAGCATGGAGGCATCGGGCAAAAACCTCTACAAAGAGGCCGCCGCCATTGACGCGACCGGCAAGGCGGCAAAGGAAGCGACAGACGCGCTCGCGGCGTTCGATGAGATCAACAAACTCAGCACGACAACGTCCGTTGGCGGTGGCGGCGGAGCATCCGCCATTGCGCCGGACTTTGACTTTGACGAAGGCCCCATGATGGAAAAGCTCGACAAGGTGTTCCAGAAGATCAATGATATCTTTAAGACCATCCGCGCGGGGCTTGAGATCGTCGTGGATGACCTCAAATGGAGCTTTGACAAGAAAGCTATCCCCAAGAGCAAGGCAACATGGCTGACCGTTTTAACGGCGCTGCTCGGTGCAACACTCGGCGCGGCGTTCGGCGGCATCACGGGCGGCGTCATCGGCTTATCCCTCGGTGTGTTGCTGGGGCTGTACCTTGTGGGCCTTGACCCCGAAACATGGAAAACCGAGATGGACGCAGAGGATGCATGGATCGTGGTTATCACGGCTTTGCTCGGTGCGCTGCTCGGCAGTGTGTTTCTTGGCATCACCGGCGGCGTGGCCGGTTTCAGCCTGGGCGCGATCCTCGGCCTCTATCTCACCGGCTTTGCAGAGGGGGACGAGGAACACGGCGGCAAATCGCAGCTTCTTTCCGAGTTGATCGTCGTGCTGTGCGCGCTGCTTGGCGCTGTTATCGGCTCTATCGTGACGCCGGGCGTCGGTACAGTCGTCGGCATGGGATTAGGCCTGATTCTCGGACTGAGCATTTACAGCGTCCGCAAAGACCCGAAGAAGGGCACGCAGCGGCTTGTCAGCATCGGGCGCAGCGTACTTCTTGGACTGCTGGCCGGTGTTCTTGGCGTTGGCCTTGCAGCGCTGGGAATCGTCAGCGCCGGTACGGCGTTCATTATCTCGGCGGCGATCGGTCTTGCGCTGAAATTCTTCGTCGACAGTGTGGACGATTCCAAAGTCAGAAAGGCAACGTCCGGCTTTACCGGCACGCGCGTATCAACAAAGGCCCCAACGCGCAGCCGTCGGGTGGCGGCGCAGAGCTTAGACGGCAATGCGCCTGTGTATAACGAGATCCCAGCGCTTGCGAGCGGTGCGGTCATCCCACCGAACCGAAAGTTCCTCGCTGTACTGGGCGACCAGAAGAGCGGAACGAACGTCGAAGCGCCGCTTTCGACCATCAAGCAGGCCGTTATGGAGGCGATGGCACAGGGTAGCCGCGAGCCCATCAATGTGAACCTCGTTGTGGATGGTAAGACGCTTGCCCGCGTGGTCGTCCCCAACATCAACAACATGACGCGCGCAGCCGGTAAGCCCGTGCTGCTGTACTAACAAGAAAGGAGATCAGAACTGTTTATCTTCGGTTATGACAAAGTGCTTGAACGCCTGGAACGAGTGATTCAACAGCTCGTGGAGTTGCAGGCGCCGGAGTAAAGGGCGGCGGGATTGCCTATCCTTTGTTCCCTTGCGAAGTCCTGCCCGAAGTACAGCGGCAGGCAGCGCCCTAAAGTACCAGGGCGCGGGAGTGTGTATTTCGCCATTTACAACCGATAGATAGAGGGCGGGGGCAAAAGCCCCCGCTTTCGCGTTCTAACGCCGCTCTACGGCGTTTTGCCTTTTGGCAATATAAACCCGCTCAAAATTGAGCGAGTTCAAAATGAGGGCCAGCAAATAGGAAAAGAGGGGGTTATTCCCCCTCTTCCTGCGTTGTTTTCAGTCCTTGCATGATCTTGTCCCGCTTCGATTGAATATCAACCGCGCGAGAGACGAACGCGGGAACCGTTTCCCCGGCTCTCTGTGCGGCCTCCTGCGCTGTTTTAAGAGCGGCAGGGGTGAGGATATCCCCCCTCGCCTTGCGGCGCTCGCTGCTGTTGCAGGAGTGATAATTCAACTTGCTTGAGTGCAATCAGCGTGTCAATCTTGTCTGAGATTTCCTTCAATCCAAATACAACGTCGTTGATCTGGCCTTTCATGATGATGCTGTTCTCTGCCAGTTTGGAAATGTCAAACTCATAGCCCTTCATAGCACACCTCTTTCTTTTAATTTTGAAAATACTTCTGCGCAATCCGCAGCAGATAACTTGTCGATCATTTCAAGGATTTGTTCGCGCAAATTTTCAAGCTCAATGTCCTGAAACTCGATATTCATCTTGTTTTCCTTTCAGTTGCTAATCTCTCCATTGGTTCCCTGCTTATTCCCTAAATGCTCACAGCTTCCCATTTCACGCTTTCCAGCTCTACCTTGTTCCAGATGGTTGATAAAGTCGAGTAAAAGCATTTTCTGTTCAAGTGACATTGCTAAAACGGCGGCTTCAAAGTCGTTTCGCATTTTTCGATTTCTGCCGCTGTCATCGCTTTTCCTCCTTGCTTAAACGCTCACGGGCGAGCATTACGCATTCTTCCGGGGTTTTTGTTTCATCTTCCAGTTGAATCTTGAATGCTTCATAGACGACTATGCACTGTTCGTCGCTCATTTTCGAGATGAGGCGAATGACCTCCTGCAACGTGCTCTCCGTTTTCTTGCCGGACATTGTAAATTTCCTCCTTGTTTTCTCGGTGGGAGGTCGGTATAATACCCTTACCGGCCTCCCTGTGGTGGTTGGTGGCTCTCTGCATCCGGCTTTGGTCGGCGGTGATGCAGAGGGCTTTTTCTTATGCTCGGATCAGGTTCACTGTCTTGCATGGTTGTATTATAGCATATAGATAGCTATATGCAAGATGGCATTTAGCATAAAGATATCGGTATATACTTGTGCTATTTGCATATAGATATCTAACGCAATAAAATGTATAATAAACTAACAAGGAGGTGTTGCTATTGGGCGGAAAAAATAGCTACGAAAGCATTAAGCGTTACGAAGATAAGGCCTATGATAAGGTGCTTGTTCGTTTTCCAAAGGGTAAGAAAGATATTATCAAAGCCCACGCAGAAGCCCATAGCGAGAGCGTGAACGGCTTTATCAACCGAGCTATAGACGAAGCCATAGAGCGCGACGAAAGCGCTCCTGCGGCGTCTGAGGGGCAAGGAGAGGGATAATAGAAGAGCGGAGGACGATTCCTCCGCTCTTGCTGCATATATTGCGAAATGTCTTAAAGGTCGGATTTGAAATCCGAGCCTTGCGGTACATTGAGGGTCTCATCTGAAATGAGACCCTTGCAACCGGCCAGATCAGGCGCTCACTGCGCCGATTTGAAATCCGGGCAGTGAAGCTCGCCTCGATTTGAGATCGAGATGAGCTGTTGTTGGCAGGCGAACAGATCTCTTGTTTTTGTTATTTACTAATATTTCAGAATTTAATTGAAGAACTTCATATAATGGACACCTTTGTGCAATATTTTATACTGCCGCGCATACTATTGAACACAATAGACAATAATCTAATTTGTTTACAAGTTCTTGTTGATTTTTGACGTTTGCGGATGGTATTATGAACGTACAAAAAAGGTACCACCCGCCATGTGATGGGAGGTGGACTGTGTCAGAAAGGAGCTTTATTAAGATGGCTGTAATGTCCAGAAAAGTTAATCTTGGTTTTGAAGTTGCTCCTGAGAAAAAAGAAAAGTTCTTAAAAGCGTCTTCTGAATCCAATGCATTTGAGCGTGCAATGGCTCGAGCAGCAAAGAATATTCCTAATTTTGGCAAGACTACTGTCAAGAGGAAGTAAAATAAATGGATGAGATCAAGATTGACTTGAATAACTGTTGTATGGAAGTCGTTTCGGAGGAATCGGCTTCCATATTTTCTGGTTTTACCAGCGGAAGCCCGGAGATTGACAGATATTTTCGCGAGGTTGCAGCGTCGGATCCTCGGAATGTTTGCTACGCTTTTTACAATCAAAAAAATGGTGATGTTATCGGTCTGGCGGCGCTGTGTTGCTCAGGAATCAATTTGAATGATGCAAAATTGGTCGAACTCATTCCTTCCATAAAGATAGACTATTTTGCTGTTTCCGAAAAGTATCAGGATATTGAACTTTCTGGCTCTGATGATCCGGAAGAGCGCTATTTTGTCAGTGATGCGTTTTTGAGCTTTCTAATTAAGGAAATAAGAGAAATCACAGAATCGTACCTCGGCGCAACACACATTGTACTTTACTCTGTGCCAGATGCGGTTCACTTTTATAAGCGCAATTTATTCGGCGATTTTGAGGAGTTTATGAAGCCGGAACAGTACCGTTACTTAGATGGGTGCAAGCCAATGTATATGGCGCTATAAGCATCTGTTTTTTACCCCTAAGTTTACCCCAAACAGCTTTTACAAGCGTTTACAACATTTTACACCAAAACCAGAAAAGCCTTGAAAATACAGGGATTCTTTTACAAGGCTTTACAGCATTTTACACCTACTATCGAATTCGAATCCTTCTCCCGCTGCCACTGAGAAGTCTGAAACCGTAAGGTTTCGGACTTCTTTTTTTCTGTTTGACCCTTTATCTGACCCTTTAACCGTTTTGCAGCTTCTTCCCACAGATGGTGTGCTGCATATAGGCTTCCATTCGATTTGCACTGTCCTGTTTCAGCACCAGTGAAAAAAGGGCAAGGGAAAAGTTCCTCAACGCTTTTCCCTTGCCCTTTTGCATCTGTCATGGTATACAGCTTAGCACCGGTTATTTGAGTGGCTCCTCGCCGCGGTGCAGATCATTCCAATCGCTGACGAATTCGTCGGGGATCCAGTCGATATCGTCATTTTCGGGATGCGTGATGAGGCCGTCGGCTGCGGCAGCGATGGCGGCGGCCTCGCTGCGGGGAAGGGAAGAGAGATACCTGACGCGGATGTCGCTGACGAAATCCCAGTAGGCGGCGCGGGCAAAGGCGTCGATATTCGCGGCTTTGATGCCGAGAAGGCCGACGAGAGGCTCCTGCTCGTGGGCGTCGTACCGGTCCTGAATCGTCTCGAAAATATCGTCCGCGTCGCCGCCGTACTTGGTCAGAAGAGAAATGAGGTTCGTTTCGGGAAAAAGCTCCTGAAAGCGCGCGGAAACGGAAGTGGCAGCCATAATTGTTCTCCTTGCAAGATCATTTTGTTGCCTATAGTGTCACACAACGGGGCGTAAAAGTCAACATGGATGAAATCACTTACTGCGCGGGCTGCGATTCTCGTCATGCGGCGGTTGACAGTGCTGGTCAACTCGTGCTATGATACGAAAACCAACAATCATACTATGTTTGTGGATGCAAAAGGTGCAACGCAGACATTTTTCCAACGTCAGGCGAAGGATCGGCGAGAGCCGATAAGAATAGCTTGACGATCAATCTGCTTGAATTTTTCAAAATCGGGGAGAGAGTATGCTCAATCAGTTTTCAAGAACGCAGCTGCTTTTAAAAAGAGGTATTTGCCGCAGCATGCGGCAAATACCTCTTTTTATTATTTTAATTTGAAATTCAACGGAGTGACAGCGTTACGACAGCTCGTCCCCGTCCAGCAGGGCCTCTTTCAGCGTGCGCCAGCCGAGCACCGCGCATTTGACGCGCGCGGGCATATGGGCGATATCACGGAGAGCCGAGGCCTCTTCCAGGCTGTCGATCTCGTCTTCCGACGCCTCGCCCTGGATCATTTTCAGGAAGATCTCGCCCATTTTCAGCGCGTCTTCCTTCTTTTTGCCGACGATCATGCCGAGCATGATGTCCGCCGACGCCTGCGAGACGGCGCAGCCGTCGCCGACGAACGCGCCGTCCGCGATCACATCGCCGTCAAGCTTCAGCTTGAGGAAGATGTCGTCGCCGCAGCTCGGGTTGACGCCCTCGAGCACGATGTCGGCGTCCGGTAGGTCGTGCTTGAACTCCGGATGCAGGTTGTGCTCGGTGAGAATTTCATTGTAAAAGCTTCTATTTTCCAT